TATTCAGCCTGATTAAACAACAGTACATCTTCATACTGTTCTTGATTCTTATCATATACAGCGTCTTGCTGATCCCATTGATACTGCTGTTGGGATTTACCCATCTCCCAATTCTGTTGAGCAGTCTCTTCTTGGTAGGCTTGCTGCTCTTGATCAGCTTGTTTCTTAAGATCTAGACCCTCAACAGAGGTATAATAGTTTTGCCACTGTGTACCTTTCTTAGTACCGTCATCATTAGTTAACTGTTCTCCAGTAGTTTCGTCTATACCCCATTGGTATTCGTAGTTCTTCTTATCGTATTCAAACTTTTTCTTGATCTGTTCATTTTGATGTTTTATCGCATCTTTTGATCCACCTCCACCAAATGACATAATTTATTCTCCAAGTTGTTTTTTAAATAGTTTTCTAACCTCTAGCGATATAGGTGGCATCGCATCATAACCTTGGGTTAGTAAGGCTACTATTGGTATTACTTCATGTAAGGTATCTCTCCAGACATGTGCATAGATTTGATCTGTATCGTCTCCTTTCTCAGCTACATTTGCAGCCATCCACGCATTAAACATTGAAAGATGTTGAGATAACAAAACGTCTTGATGTCTAATAAAGAATGGATTAGTTGGTAGTCTGACGAATAAGTATTCAAGAACTTCTAAGTGCTCCTCTCTAGTGATTACTTGATCGTTATCAAATACATCGTCTAGTACACGTGTAATACGTGCAAGCATCCAAAGATATTGAGTAGCGTTAGTGTCTCCACCAGCTGCTAACTCAATAACCTTTTTAGCTTTCTCATCTATAATCTCTCTTTCCTTTTGGGTGGTCATGCTCTCCTATAAAATCGTGGTGAATAATACCCCTCCCACATCATTGAAGACAGTGAGACAGGGAATGGTGAATCGCTAAATGCTTTTAGCGTAAAGTTGGTATTCTTTTGATGTATTGGTATTGACGCTACAGACTCATTAGCTAGAGCTACGTCGTTAGCTAGGTATTCGTTTGCAAGTGCAATAGGTATAACATCATCGTAATCTGTTGTTCCTTTTCTCTTTAGTTTGAAACCAATAACTCCAGATAGACCTACTGAGAATTTAACTCTAGCTATAGTTAACGTAGAGGTATAATCAGACGCTGTGCCTTGGTCATTCAGGGAGAAATATATAGTAGGTAGTTCAATGTCATAGGTGTACTTAAACCCTACGATTACCTTACTAGCTACACTGGTTAGGTTTTTGAATGGGACTTTAAAGTAAGCACCTCCACCATCCGTAGCTACTGTTGGTGTGATGGTAAATCCTGATTCAACAAACGTAGGGTTAGTTAAATCAGATGCAGCACTACCAATAACAAGTACAGGTGATAAGCCAGTTACATTATTAAAAGGTATATAACACTTCGAGAATGGGTTAACAGGATCAGTCTGGTCATAAGCTACTGAACTAGCAGTTGCATATAAATCCATACAAGGATTCATCTTCTGACCATCTGAGTTAACCAAGATGGTTTCCTCTGGTGTTTGGTTAAGACTTGCACTAACTAATGTGTACTGACCACCTTGCATGGTGACTGCATACATCACATCAGAATCAACTGATACTGTTTGTACTAATCCAGGTAGTTGCCATCTAAACCAAGATTGCATAACTTCTCGTTGACCATCACTGTAGGTTCTATAGAAGTAGATATCATTCTTATCTGTTCCCCACATTGCTATGAATGAGTTCTGAGGACTAGCTATAATATCTGTTATAGAACTTGGTATGTATTCAGATACCACTCTTCCTATATCTAAGACAGACGGGTTCATCTCTTGACCAGCTGTTCTCATCTGATAGATACGTGTAAAACCTGGAGTCTTACTCAGGAAGATAAGGTTAGTACCATTATCAACAGGATCAATATTGATATCCATTTCGTAGTTAGAGATACCACGAATGATCGTTGAGGTAGGAGTGAAGATACCATTAGGTGCATACATCAAGAACTGTTGGTTCTTACTGAACAGGATTAAACCCTGTGCAGTTGGTAAGACACCTGTAAGTAATGTAGGTCTAATACTAGAAGTACTTAAATCAACTGGGTCAGAAGCTATCTGGGTCATCGCTGACACATGATAGAAGTTATAGAACTCATTAGCCTGACTCATTGAGACATTATCATTAACTAAGAAACCAAGACGGCTACTGTGGAAGAAGCACTGTTGTATCTTCTTACCTACAAAACTAGGGTGTGAGTTAGTTGCATCATCACCAGTTAATCTATCTGTCCAAGTTATAGCTCTAAATGTAAAAGCATTAGTTCCTGTATTAACTAGCTCATGAGGCATAGTTGTAGCTGTTAAACCTGGAGACACATCAGGTGCGATGTATTCCTCCCAGTAACCAGCTCCAGATGTACCATTATCAGCTATAAATCTTGAGTAGTATGTATCGTTCTCTGAACTTGTATTTAATATCTTGACTACACGATGGTGCTTAGACCTATCAGGAAGGGCTGTAACGTTCGCTACTTGGTTCTGGTATGTATCTAGCCTTTCGTTATCTGCACCGCCCTTACCAGTCAATGTGAAGGCACTAGAGCAGCTTAATTCAAGGGATGAGTCAAGCTGAGTGACTGTCATTCCAGAGATACTTAAACCATTTATACTGTTCTTTAAGCTGGTTAGGATAGCGTCTGCACTAGCTGAATCTCCAGTTGTATTTGTAACTGTAGATCCATTAACTGTAACGCTGTATGTGGTATTAGCTGTAACAGCTCTGAGCCTTACAGTTCCTACCTTATTAGCAGTAAATGATGGAGCTGCTTGAGTCGTTATAGTCTTAGTTTTATTAGTAATAACTGTTGTATCTTGTACAGTTAATACGTCATAGTCATTAGCTGTAGTACCTGTTAGATATGAGGTATTAGAATTTGATGTATAGGTTATGGTCGCTGCTACACCAGAGGTTACATTCCAAATGTATATAGCTGTACCTTTAATACATCCGATATACTTCTCGTCATTATCTCTATGGATATAGAACCACTTAGCATTGGCATAGATATTCTCATTACCTAATCCCTTAAGGAACTTAAATCCAGGTCGTTTAGTTAAACCAAACGTAGGGTCAGGATAAGCATTAATGCAATCAACTAATTGTCCTGGTAACTTCTTTGTATCAGGTTGTTTAGATACACCACCTAAGTAATTAGAAATAGTTTGTGTGACATTTGGCATTATCTTTGTAAGGCATGGTATGGTTTGTAGCTGTTGTAATAGTTACCGCCTTGGGGGTGTCCAAAGAATGTGAACTGACCTTGGTTACATTCATACTCAAGTGCTAAAGCTCTAGCGTAAGCTTCTTTTTGTTGGCACATTTGGTATAAACTTTGATCACCTACTATCTTTGAAACAGTAATACTTGCAGCTCTAGCAGTTATATAATCTTGTATCGGTCTGGGTAAATCAACCCAATCAAAGAACCAAACAACATCACATTCTACTTTCTCTGTGAATGTACTTGTGTGTTCTTCTTTATCATATAGTTTTCCATTACGTCTAACTACATTCATATGATTATAGTCACCTTTCTCAGCCATATCTATTTGTAAGATATTGCTTGGTATGACTATTTCATTATTATCATCAGGAGTAAATGGATAATGATATTCTTTATTAAATGTCCATCCTTCTGACTGGACTTCTCTTGACACCTGTAACAATGTGTCGTATGCAATCGCAACGTCTGGGTTGGTTTGATCTAATGATGTTACAGGAGCTTGACCAACTGACGCTAATATTTCATTAACCGCTGGTAATTCTTGTGTAGCGTTAGTGGTAGGGAATGCCATAATTATATAAAAAAAAAGGGAGCCATAAAGACTCCCAATAAACTTAGAATGCTGAAGGTGCAGATGCGCCTACATACAATTCAACTGCAGCTGAAGGATTAACATAATCAGCTCCACAAGCTAAACGTCCAAGAATAACGTCACCCTGATAAATCACGGATACGTCTCCTTTAGTTACTTGTACTGAAGGACCAATAGCTTCTACCATACCAGCAGCTTCTTTCTGGAAGATAAGTCCACAAGACTTAGCTCCTAGTTCTGTGTTAGTACCGTAGTCGTTCTTGATACCTGTCTGTGCACCAGAAGCATCTTCTGGAGTTACACTTACAAAGTCACCTGTGTTTGTTGGTGCAGTTACACCAGTGGTTCCGCCATAAGCAGTACCATATTTGCCAAGGAACGGTATGTTCATTGACTTGTAGATCTTGATACCAGCGATCTCCACAATTCCATTACCAGACTGTCTGGATGTACCTTGTGCGTCTCTGTTAACTAGACCATTCTCACCTACTTGTTGGATGAGTTCATAGTATTGACGTGCATTCAATACACCTACTCTGCCATCAGAGCTAACTCCTTTTTCATCAAGAGCTGCTGCAGCATCGTAGAAAGCTGCTACTAAGTTAGCAGGTACATAAGCATCAGAGTCATTGGTTGTTGCACCAACACGAATCTGAGTACCACCTGGTTCTACAAAGTTAGTCTTAGTGATTGGTGATGCTTGTCTTGCTCCACGTGTGATAGCACGGAATGCAAGTCTGTCATACTTCTCAGCTAGAGCGTATCCAATCTTTCTAGATATCTCACTACGAAGGTCATAATGTGCAAGTGTCTCATCTAGCTCATACAAAAATGCTGAACTGATTAATAGCTCATCGACTGTAATAGTCTTCTCAGCTACTGGAGGTGCACCGTCACTGTTACCTAGTATTGAGTTACCTGGAGTATGGTACTCAGCTTTTGTGCGTCCTGTGTAGATGAACTGCAATGATTTGCCGTTCGTCAAGGTACGCTTCATTATTAAATCCCTAGCAATTGTGTTGTGCTGGAATCCTTTGAACATCTCCATGTTCCCCCTACATTTCCATAGGGAATGGACTATATCTTCTACGTTGTAGTCGGACGCTGATCATGTATTACGTTCTACGCTTAGAACACCATGTAGTCTCTGAACCTTCCTGTCAAGCGTGACAGGCTTGGCTGCTGATTGCCATATCTT